GAATCGGCCGGGATCCGTTCTCCGGAACTGTTCTACCCGGAAATTTCGCAGGCTGACATTCAGGCCGGCCAGCAGGCGTTGCAGAGCGCGGCACAGCAGCCCGATCCGAAATTGCAGATCGAAAAGGCCAAGCTCGAAGCCGAGGCGCAGGCCGATGCCGCCCGTTTGGAGGCCGAACGGGAGAGGCGGTCGCAGGAAATCGAACTGAAACGCGAGCAGATTCACAATGAGCTTGTGCTCAAACGTGAGCAGTTGGCGGCAGAACTCGAGTTGAAGCGTGAATTGGCGCAGCAGGAACTTGCCATGAAGCGCGAGTTTGGCCTCTACGGCGCTGGGGTTAGCGCCTCGACCTCGACCGTGCATGTCGGCGGAGACCCAGGATGACCGAAGACGAGAAAATCAGGGCCATCAACGCCGACAATCTCCGCAAGGACCCCGTTTTCCAGTTTGCCGTTCTCGAAGCGCGCAAGTCTGCGCTTGAAGAACTGGTCAGGCTGAACCCTACAGATGTTGATGCCATCCGGGCCGCACAGGCCAAGGTGCATGCCATCGACAGTCTGTCTGCTGCGCTTGCCGATATCATCATCAAGGGCACGCCGCAGCGAAAGAATCCTGCCGTTTAGGGCAGGCACCCCGCCGATAACCGACCTTCTGGACCCGCTTGGACAACCACGCGGTCGGACCGGCCTATCCGAAAGGAAATGCAATGAACATCGATAACCCGGAAGGGACCGATGATGCCCCGCTGTCTCTTGATGAGGCAGCCGCAGCCTACGCAAGCCTTGGCAACGTGGAAGGACCCGAGGACGGACAACCGGAAACCGAGCAGGAAGCGCAGGATGATGCCGACCTGACGGAAGATACCGAACAGGAAGGCGACCCGGAAGAAGAAGGACAAGCAGAGGACGAGGAACCGGAAGCCCCCGAAGAAGCACCAGTCTACGTCGCGGATGACGCGAAGGTAAAACTGGCGGATGGAACGGAGGTCACGGTTGCTGAACTCAAGAATGGCACCCTTCGCCTTCAGGATTACAGGCAGAAGACGGCAGAACTGGCTGAACAGCGTCGTACGCTCGAGGCCAAGTCGTCGGAAGTCCAGCAGCTCGAACAGCAGTTGTCGGCTGATCGCGAATTCATGGTGCAGTTGCTCCAGTCCCTGATGCCGCAAAAGCCCGACTACTCCATGGTGAGCATCGACCCAATCGGCTACGCCGAACAGAATGCTCAATACCAGGCGCGCAAGGAACAGCTCGACTACCTCATAGCCATGCAGCAGCATACCTCGCAGCAGCGGGAAGCCCAGCAGGCTGAGCAGTTGAAGGAAGTCCGCGCCCGCGAATGGCAGGCCACTCTTGAGCACATGCCCGAACTGAAAGACCCCAAGCGGCTCAGCTCGTTTGTCGGGGAAATCCAGAAGGCAGGCGCGGAGTAC